TCCCGAAAACCGAGGATGAAAGACAACCTCGACGGGGATGTCATGTCAGCCCAAGCGCGGCCATTCAGCAGGCCTGATGTTTGCCAGCCCTCCAGTTGGGCCGAGACGGTAAGTGCCGTCACCAACAATATGAGCAGCAGTCGCTTCATTTTCCCGCCTTCTTTTTCCCCGCCGGCCTCTTCTTTTCCGGGTGCGCAGCATAATACGCGTCCCAGCGCGCCTTGATAGCCTTCTTCGCCGCCTTCTGCCTTTCCTCAGGCGTTCGGTTGGCGGCCGTCGCTGCGCCACCCAAGCGTCCCAGCTCCGTCACATCCACGGTCACCTTAACTTTTCTTCCCATTGCCGCTGAGTATAACATCGGCTCGAATATTTATTTTTCGAATTGTCGCACTTTACTATTGCTATACGCAGCGGCGCTGCGTATACTCGTCCTGTAAGCAAGCCCGAACGAACCGGGCAACAGGAAAGAGGAAACTAAGATGATTTGCAGCGAAACCGGCTACAACGACGAACTCGTTTGCGAGTGCCTTTACGAAGAAGCCACCGACACGATGTACATGGGCGACTGCGCGGTGCACGCCGACGTCGACGGCACGCCCTACGCGCTCCCCGTCATCATGCGGAGGGCAGCGTGAGTACCCCGGCACCCGGTTTAATTAAGTTCGAGATCGGCGAGCCTCAGGTGCTCGCCCTCGCATACCCCACGGGCAAGCCTTCGAAGTCGCGCTTCACCGGCGACCAGCTCATGTTCACCACCATCACGGGCGAGCGCTTTTTTGTCGACCCGTATGTGCAGGACCGCATCAACGCGGCCGGCATCGAGGTGGGCGTGCCCTTCGAGATGACCAAGCGCGAAACGTGGCAGGGCAACCGGCGGGTGGTGGAGTTTCAGGTCCGAAAAATAGGGACGAGCCCGGTTCAATCAATCGCGCCCGCCCCTCAAAATGTCGTGAACTCGAACGGATCGTTGCCCAATAATACACCGCCGCCGCTACCCGCGCCGCTCCCGCCGGTGCTGCCCGCTCCCATGAACGGGGCAGGGGAGACGGCCGCCCAGGTAATGGAGAAGTGTTACCGCGACGCGATCGACTGCGCCCTCGCCTCGGTAAAATACGCGGAGTCGAAGGGCCTGCGCATCACGCCCGCGTTTGAAGATGTTCGCGCCATGGCCGCGGTGCTCTGCATCGGCCAGCAGAACGGTGGGCGCCGGTGACGCCCACGCTTGAGGAGACGCTCGTCGCGAGTATCGCACTCACGAACGCGCGCAAGGCCGGCCGTCGGCCGGAAGCGCTCCCGCCTGGTCCGGTATCGGAGGATTCGGACACCAGGCGGGCAGGCTTGCACCTCATGCCCAAGCCGCAGCCCGCGGCGCCGAGCGGATCCGAAGTGCCCGCGATCCTCTCGCCCAGCTCGGTGAACTGCTTCATGGACTGCTCGGCGAAATGGTACTACCGCAAGGTGCTGAAGCTCGAAGAGACGCGCAGCGGCGCGTTGGGCCTCGGAACCGCGGTGCACACCGCGCTCATCGAGAACTACCGCCAGAAAATCGAAACGAAAGAGGACCTCGACACGACGGGCGTGCGCGCGCTTTTCATTCACGCGCTCTGCGATGAGCTGGACGCGGGGCTGAAGCTACAGGCCAACGAGTCGGCCGACGATCTGAAGCAGGCAGGTGAAATGATGGTCCGCGTGTACATGGAGCAAGCCGCGCCACGCGTCGAACCCGCAGCGGTCGAGGAACACGTCGAGGGCTTGATCGGGGGCGTTCCGGTGCACGGCTACATCGACGTGCGCGACGTCGACGGCCGGATCATCGATATCAAGACCGCGAAGAAACGGCCTTCGGGCATGATGCCGGCCTACCGCTTGCAGGTCAGCACCTACGTGATGCTGCACCCCGAGGCCTCCGGACGCGCGCAGCTCTCGACGCTCACGAAGACTAAGACCGTCTCGCTCCACGAGGACACGATCGACGTGCTGCCTCCGGATCGCAAACTCACCGAGCACCTCTACTCGATCGCGCGCGACCAGATGCAGACCGGCCTGGTCGCGCCGAACCGCAACTCGTTTTTATGCGGGAAATACTGCGGATTTGCGGGGCGCTGCGTGTCCGACTACGGCGGCGTGGTCGCGGGCGAAGGGGGCGAATGATGCGGCTCGCTGGTGAGATTTTCCTTGCGGCGATCGCCGGGTGTCTCATCCCGGCAGGATGTTTTGCTTTTTTCGAATTGACTAGAATGTGCACGGGCCGCCGCGCGGCGCGTGAGAGGATGAATCACCATGAATGACACCAACCGGATCGAGTTTGTATTCGGGCCTGACGTTTTACCTGCTCAGGTGGAAGAGCTGACCCGCATTCTGAGGTTCTGCTCGGACGCGGTTGAGGCGCGTCGGCGCATCGACGCCATGATGGTGCTCGCGCTGGCTGCGGGGCGCGTTTAGCGAATTTAGGTCTTGACATAACAGCGTAGTTATGTCAGAATCGGTGTATGGAAAACACACGGAAATGACGGACCAGCAGCTTTACCTCGTGATTGGCGTTCCTGGAGTATTGGCGCTGGTGGGCATTCTGCTCAACGCCGCCCTTTACTCCAATTTCAGTTCCACGCTTAACGCGCGGATCACGTCGAATGAAACCGCGGTTTTGGCGCGAATGGCGTCCATCGATACCCGCATCGGCTTGTTGGAGAGTCGTATGCAGAGTCTCGAAAACACCGTGATGACGCGATTCGACCTCATCATGGGCAGGCTGAACGACCTCGAAAAGGAGATTCACCGCCGATGAATAAGGGGCTGGTCTCCGAAGCTGCGCGCGCCATGAATGCGGCGAGGAAGACGCGGGGCGGGGGACGGCCCCGCTCCGGGGCGAAGCGGTGCCCGTGCGGCGCGATGACCGCGAAACGCGCCAAGGCGCGCGCCCACAAGTGCAGCGGCGACTAATAGGTGTGACCTCTGACAAGTCTGTGACGGCCGCGATCTATGTCCGCGTGAGCACCCAGGACCAGAACAACGCGATGCAGGAGCACGAGCTGCGTGAGTATGCCTCGCGGATGGGCTGGAAGACTCTCGAGTATTCCGACAAGACCAGCGGCACGAAAGCGCGGCGCCCTGGCCTCGATCGCCTGATGGCCGATGCGCGCGCCCGCAAATTCGACGTCGTGATCGTCTATAAGCTCGACCGCTTCGCGCGATCCCTCACCCAGCTCATCACCAACATCCAGCTCCTCGATTCGTACGCGGTGCGCTTCATTTGCGTCACGCAGGGCATCGACACCGACAAGAACAACCCGGTCTCGCGCCTGATGCTCCACATCTTCGGCGCGTTCGCCGAGTTCGAGCGCGGCATCATCGTCGAGCGCGTGAAGAGCGGAATAGCCGAGGCGCAGCGCCGCGGCAAGCATTGCGGCCGATCGAAGCGCGTGTTCCGTCGCGATGAAGCCGCGCGGCTGCGAAAACAGGGTTTGAGCCTGCGCGCGATCGCCGCCCAGCTCAACGTCCCGTTCACCACGATTGCCGACGCTTTGAAGTTGTACGAAAAGGCAGAGAAGTCCCCCCTTCCACCGCGCGCACCCAAAAAGGCTTAGCGGCGCCGTTTTGCTGTACGCCATAAAAGAGGTTCCCGTACGGGTTTTGGGCGAAATAACGCGGAAATAACGCGGTTTTGCGTTATTTTCGGGGTCGCGGGCCTTAGAGCGGGCCGGGTCGCGCGCACGAAAGTCCACGCGTAAGCCCTCCTCCCAAACTTCGCGGTGCTAAAATGGCCGCATGACTGAAGACGAGCGCCGCGATCGCAACCCCGCGCCCGAGGTGGGGTCGCTCAAACTGGCCGAGTGTCCCGAGCTGCGCGTCGACGACCTGGTGCTCCACCGCGTTTACATTCTCCACGGGAGCCGCATGGCGGGAACGTTCAATTACATGGGCGTGCAGCCAACGCTCGATCCGGTTTCGCTGGACACGATGATGTGCCACGCCTTCTTCGGCCCGCGCATCGGCCTGAAAGTCGCGCTGCTTGCGCGTGACGGCTATCTGTACGCGGGCGACGGGCAGAAAATCACCCTGCGCAAATACAGCGGCGCTGACACGTAACGCGAGCCTCACCCCTACTCGCTCTGGCCGGACCTACCTTAGCCTTTCCTCGCTTTCGCGCCCGGATCCGTCCCTGGCTCGTCCTTCGGTTCCGGCATGACCCAGTCACGCTCGTTTCGCGCGCCGCTGTTCTTTCCCGTGCGTTCGCGTCGATACTGCCGGAATTCCTGGAGCAGCCCCATCGCCTGCACCTGTCCCACGCCTACGATTTTCTGCGCCCATCCGAACAGGAACGCGTCCTGCTCGGCCGCTTCCGCGGCCTCTATGATCACGCGGCCGTGGTCGCGTGCTTGTTCGGGGTCCATCTGCGCGACGATCTTGTGGCCGCGTATGAGCTGCACAAAGGGCTCGCCCTTCGCGTTCACGCCGCTCTGGTGCCACAGCACGTCGTCGGGCAGCTTTTCGTTCGGCATTAATTGAACCCCTCGATCCAGCGGCGCACGCCGGCGGTGTCGCCGTGGCGTACATACAGCAGGCCCAACTGCAGGAGCATGCCGTTCGTCGCGTACGTCAGCTCGGCGTGTTTGTTGAGATCTGAGCCCATGGACACGACCGCGTTCTGCAGCTCACCCTCGTCGACGTATCGGAGCGCGCGCGCCTTCGCCCATGCGAGGTGTTCGTCGCGCGTCATCGGTCGTCCCTCCGGTGCCACTCCTGTACGAACGTGGTCGCGCCGTCCGCGTCCACGATGGGAACGAGGTCGATCGGCGCGTGCCTGTCTTTCCAGCGGGGCGGCCTTTTCACGTCCATGCCTAAAGTCTCGCGAGTTCCCACGGGCATCGTCGGCGAGGGTGAGCCGCGGCGCTCGAGAAAATGTTGACTAAACCCGGGGCGCCGCGCCCGTGCAATCTCGCTTTAGGAATTCCTAAATCAGCGCCGGCCACTGCCACGTGCCGAGCACGGGCGTCTTCGCGGTGTTGAGCTGCGCTCCTGGAACGAGGAGCGTGCCTTCTTTGCCGAAGTGCGCGAACGGGCCGTGGACCTCAAGACGGAGCGAGCCGTCCGCGTTCACCTGCAAAACGAGCGCGGGCCATTGCGAGCCGGTGGCCTTAGCTCCCAGGTTGTCGCTATATCCGATGGCCTCGGTGTTGTAAATTACAATTCGGCCCATGCTCGGTTTCTGCGCCGAGGTGTTCTGCGCGGCCATTCCAGACGGAGGGGCGGCGGTGTCTGTCGCGGGGGTTGGTGTCATGTTTTTACCCTACGCTTTTGCAGACTTCCGCGCGGCGGGCTTCGCCTTGTCGAGACCCATCGCGGTCGATTTTTTGGGGTTGGCGTTGGTGGTCGCGGCGACCGCGGCGGCCGGCGCTTTCGTGACGGCGGCCTTGGTCTTTTTGGAGGATGCGGGTTTTTTAGCCATGCCAAAGCATGACACGCGCGCGATGGAAAGGCTAGGAAAAACGGCCGCGGTCCTCGCGCTGGGAGATGCGCCACAGCGCGCGGTCGACGAAGCTGGCGTCGGGGTGATCGCGTTCAAAGTTGCGCGCCGCGATTTGCATGGCTCGATCGAGCGCGCGTTCTCGGCGCCGAATGATGGCGCGCGCGATTACCAGGAAGAAGACAGCGGCGATGCAGCCCCACAGGGAAATGGTAAAAGCCACGTGCCACACGGTTAGCAACGCTTTCATCATGGGCGGTCGTCCTTTCCAGCTCGCAGCCACAGCCGCGCGAAATTCACCGCGAACCAGCCCGCGTTCAACACCAACGTTGCCCAGGCGTGCCCGTTTGCAGCCGAGGCCATCCCGACGATGCCGACCAGCAGGATGGCCATATCAGTCCGGGTACTCGTCCGTCGTGCGTGGCCCACGTATCAGCGGCTCGCCGGTCTCGATGTGGTCGAGGTCGAACTGCTCGCCGGCCTCGGTCGCGTCCGCGCTTTCGGGGTCGTACAAGCCGGCGTCTTCGTCGTCATTCCGCATCGGTGTTTCCTCCGTCGACGCGTTTCAAAAGGTTCTCGATTCGCTCCTGCTGGATGCAACGGCCGCGCGCGATTCGGGCGGCTGCATCGGGCGTTTGCTCGACGTGGGTTTTGCCGCCTCTGTCGAGCCGCGACTCCATCAGATCGAGCCCGCACGGGTTGCACATCGGGAGCGCCCCGCCGGCGAGCTGGTTCCGGCCCCGCGCGCCGACCTGCAATGGCTCGCTACAGAGCGCACATTTGTAGCCGAGCGCGCTTCCGTCAACCAGCGGCTGGCTCGCCGCTCGGCAAATCACCACCACGGCCGTTCCGTTTCGGATCATGCTCCGGATCTGGTCTGCTGTTTCCATCTAATTGCTCCTTTTGCAATTGTTCGTGCGTCATTTCGATAAGCAACGGCCGCGCCGCGTCCTTGCGGATCGCACGCGTGAGCCGGTGGAATGGCGCGTCGCGGTGCAGGTGACATCCTCTACAAAGCCACGCGAGGTTTTCCGGCCGGTCGTCGCCGGCGACGTTGTTCAGGTGGGCGGCGCCGCACTGAATGTGTACGAGTTTCGCACCATCAGGAGGGAACACGCCGAGCGCCAGGCGCACGAACATGCCGTCCTCGCGGCGGTAGCCGATCGCGCCGTTCAGGCCTCCGCACTGCTCGCACTTGTTTCCGGCGCGATCGCGGCAGCCCTCGCGCGCGGCCTTCCACGCGGGGCCGCGGTAGAGGTGGCGCAGCTCTTTACGAATCGGCACGCGCCTCCTCGCTTTCTTTGATCCAACGAAGGACCATCGGCGGCAGTCTGTGGTCTAGGTCAGGATCGTTGACTATCGCGTCGCGGACGCCCGTGCCGAACTCGCCAGCGCGCATCATGTCGAAGACGAATAGGAAGGTTTTTTGGAACGTAAGCCGCGCGATGAGCAGCTCGCGTTCAGTGAGTGGTTCCACGTGACTCCTTTTCGCGCGCCTCATTCTCCTGGCGACACTGCTCGGCGTCTTTCAGGCGCTGCCCAAGGTTGGGGTCGTCCGCCATGTTCAGGCAGGTTCGCCTGACCCTGCCGAGGTCGTAGCCCTCGTCGATCATGTGCGCGACGGCGCACATCACGCTCCGGAACACCCGTTTCATCAGGAGCAGCTCGCGTTCAGTGAGCGGTTCGGGCATGGATGGCCTCCCTGAGCCAACGTTTGCGATTCATCTTGAGGCGTGCGCGGTAGCTGCGCCGTGCCTCCTCGGGTTCGACGATTTCGACCGCGCCCAAGTTTAGATCGGGACCCGGGCCGCTCGTTCGCACGCCTCGCCAGTATTCGCGGCCCTCAACGGTTACGCGGTAGATCGCGGGAAGGCGGGGCATCAGTTCACCGCCTGCTTTTGTTGGAGGCCGAAAATGTCGGCGTGGATTCTTAGAATGCCGGCCTTGAGCGCGGCCTTCCTTGCGTCGCTTGCGATCGACAATGTCGCGGCGGCGAACGCGGCCTGCCGCTTCGTGACGCCCGGCGGATCGCCCATGATGCCGGGATTGCCGGGACAGCCGCACAGGCCGAGCTGGTGGCCGACCGATCCGGCGACGATGCGCAGCGCGCACTCGGTGTGCAGGTTGCAGAGCCTGCCGTTCGTCGCCTCGCCGCTCTTGCTGTCGCTGGCGAGAATCGGCTCGCCGCAGTGTTGGCAGTTCATGAGACAAGCTCCTTTCGCGCCGCATCGATGGCCGGCTTGATGTAATGCTTTTTGAACGCCGCCTCGACCTCGGCGTCGTGCGCCGCTTTCGCGTCCGGATGCGTCCACGCGCTTCCGTTGAAGCCGTGGCCGGCCAGCGGGTGGTTTTTCCATTCTTCTTCGGTGTGACACCGCATCGCGGCGCACGCTGCGCAGTTAGTTGGCTCGGGCATTGTTTTGTTCCTCCAGGTCTTTCGCGGCTTGCATCAACCCGGCGGCCAGCTCGCGCGCTTCGTCGGGCGTGAACTGGATTGCCGTCTCGTCGATGAGCACCACGACTGCTAACTCGGCGGTCCCGGCATCACGGGCGATCCCCACGCGAAGCATGAGGATTTTCTCGCTCACGACGCACCTCCGGCGGCCCGCAAATTGCCGCCTATAATCGAGCGCGTGTTCCGGTCGGCGCCCTCGATGGTCCAGCGGTCGCGCGAACGCATTGCCATGTCGCGCGCCTGATTGATGGTGTAGCCATCCCGCAGCGCTGCTTCGAACGCCGTCTGTTCGCTCGAGCAGTTTGAGAGCGTGCCGTCGTCGCGGAGAATGAACTCGCGCGCCCGGAAGTTGCCGCCGCCGTCGTCGAGCATGAACACGGCGTGTATGGTGTCGCGGAAGGCGAAGTAGCCGTGGCGCGAGGCGCGGCCGGGGTTTGAGAGGGTCACATTCTCGCCGGGGTTGAGGTCCCAATGTTTCATGAAGTCGCTCCTTTTGATTTTTCAAGGTGCGCGATCGCTTCGTGCGCCCACTTCCGGTCCTTTTCGTCAGCGTGGGGATCCGCCAGCGCTTCGCGCGCCGCGCGCAGAGTCGCCGCGCTTTCCTTTTCCGCGCGCGCCTTCAGTTCGGCCGCCTTCTTATCACGCTCGGCACTTTCGTCCTGCCACGCAGCGCGCGCTTCGACGGCGACGTGAGAGGCAAACCCGTACGAGGTGAATTTTTGATAGTTCCTCCGGATTGCGGCCCGCATGGTCTCGATGGGCACGCCGCGCATTATTTCGGCCACCTTCTCGCCTAGCGCGTCGGTGGGGCGCTCGCCGGGCAGTTTCTTGCGTAGTTCGGCCACCAGCAATTTTTGAACGCCTGGCCCGTCCAGCGGCGGTTCGTTCGGGCCTTCGGAGAGAAGCGGCTCGGAAAGGTCCGTCCGTCGGTCCTCTATGGACTGACCGACTGACCTCTTTTGATTCTTGATTTCCAGGGCAGGCGAAGCCGCAAGGGTTTGTCTGGTCTGGTCTGAGGGCGCCTTTATCTCCCCTAGATTCAAATGTGCGCCGCTTTGCACAAACTCGGGTTCCGGTTCGTGCAAAGTCGAAACCGCGGTTTGTATGAACTCGGGCTCCTGAGGAGGCGCGTAACTCTGTACAATCGGCGGTACCGCGACGAGGCTGAGCTTTAGATGGCGTGATCGCTCGGGCGGCCGTTTCGGTAGGCGCTTCTTGTCGGCGCCCCAGCCGCGAAACATGTTATCCTCGACCTGCTCGGTTATGTTTCGAATCGCCGCCATAGCATCCGCCGCCAGCTCCTTTTTCCACCTCAAAACCACCTTAAATTCGGCCAAATATTGCCGCTTCCTTTGTGAGGGCAATTTGTCAATGTATTCATTGACATAGGGTGGAAGGTAACTTTGTACAGAGTTATCGGCTGCGCTTTTTGTTCGCCTCTCAGGAATCTCGAATTCGGCGCAGTACCAGATGCGCTTCGTCTCGTGATCGATTCGCACCCGTCCTTCCTTCGCGACCTCGTTCAGCACGTTTCGCGCGGTCTGCTCCTTCCAATCTAAGTCGCTGGCCATGTGCTGGATCCACAGCGCCGTGCCGCGCTCGCTGACGCAATAAGGCGAGCGGCTCATGTGCGTCGTCTTCGACTTCACCCACGCGACGCATTGCTCGCTTGGCGCGCCGTGGGTGAGCACGTAGCGCCATTGCGCGGGCGCCTCTGGGTCATAGGCGCCGCTGGAGGAGCCGGCGAGCTTCATCAGCTCCTTGTTCGTGTACTTCTTCTTTTTGGGAGGCGTGCTCATTGCGCGCGCCTGCGTTGGATTTTCATGATGGGAAAATCCCCTTTCTTTTTTTCTGTCAAGGTCTTGTTTTTTGGCGCGGCGTCGTCAAAAATAGAGAAGCCGAGCCGAGTTACGACGTGCGAACACACGTGTGGCCCGCGTTTGGTGCTTCTAGTGCGTTTTGTGGCCTTTAGCGCTCCGTCCCACCTGGCAAGATCGAACGGTGCGTCAAGGAAAGAAACTGCTGGAGGGCTGGGATCGCCTCGTGCGAGCCCTACCGGGGAGCAATTCCCGGTTTTACATAATATACGAGGTGGGTAGCTTCGCCCTCTCACTGGCCCCCTCCCATCAAAAAAACCTCAACTTCGCGCAGCCAGCCCGTGCTGAGATCGCGCGCGAGCTGCTCGATTGCGGCGGCGTCAGCCGGAGGCTCGGCGAAGGAAGGGCTCAGCAGCGCGCCGTCGCGCGCGAGAGACGGTTCCCCGAGGCGATTCCTGACTACGGCGTAACCACGGGGCAGGGAACCGGCTGGCGATCGCTCTGCGATCCAGTCGCCGACTTCTTGCGCCGCAAGCCGAAGCTCGTCGACGTCGCCTCCGCGCGTGAGCGTCTTCACGGCGCGCAGAAACTTGTTGGCGCGACGCGTCTCCCACATTTTGAAACCGCTGCCGCTGGTGGTAGGCGTGGGCGAATGCGGCACGCGCGCAGCTAGGTCTGTGATCCTAGGCACGCGGCCTCGCCTTCGCGTTCTTCAAACTCGAATCTGCGTCGTGATAATCAAACGGACCCCCAACACTAGAAGGAGTCTGAGTAGGGCGACGGCTAGTGTGCCTCGGTGGGAACCTCGGCCCGCCGCCCAACTCAAGCCCTTTGAAACGAAACCTGACGATCGGCCGAAAGTCAGATCCGCGTCCAGTGTGCCGCAACGGGCACCCAAAATGCAAGTCGTAACGTGAGTGGACTCGAAGCCCTCCCATCATGAGCGCTGGCGCAATCCTTCCTCAGGGACGCGCCATCATCGCGTCGCGATTTTCCCCACACCGAGCGGGAAAACGCGCGTGTTATGAGCCTACTACAAACCGGTGACGATAGATGTCAGCGAGGCGCGCGGCGAAGAGTTGCCGCCTGTCTTACAGTGAGACTATGAGATAATCGCAACCGTTACATCTCCAGCACCCGCCGGTGAAAGTGCGGGTCGCGGGCCATCATCCCACGACCCGTACTGCTTTCCCAGCCGACTGACAACTGGGATCGCCCATTCAGACTAACGCGTTTTCGCCCTTACGCGCATAACCGCGCCGCAAATTGATCGTGCAAAACGCCCAGTATTTTGGCCCGATGCGCGTCTTCCAGACTCCTCAGCTCGCGATCGAGAAATCCCGCGATCCGGCCGGCGATCGCCGGAAGGTCGGGCATGATTTCGAGCTGGGATCCACGCGCCTCGCGAAGCGCGCGAACCGCCAGAGGGCGCAGTTCGAGCGCCCATTCCCAGGCGAACGAGATGGAGCGGCCGAGTTCGCGCCACTCGTCCACTTTGTGGTCATAACGCCACAGAATGTAAATCGAATCGGAGCGCTGGTGCCCGCGGATTCCGTAGGCTGGCCCGCGCGTGTATTCGAGCAGGATGGGCGTTTCGGGGTATGCCGGCGTCGGCCGCAGTTGCGCGTCCGTCACGGTCGCGCCAGGCCGCAGGAACGTGCCTTCGAAGCCGAACGCGTGGTCGGCGTGCGGGTCGACGTAGGCCAGCAGCTTCGCGAATTTCTCGCGGCATCTTCGGGGGGAGCTGCACGGCAGACGAACGCCGCCGCGCAAAATATCGTTTGATTGCATTCCCCACGAACGGCAGACGCGCTATTCGGCTTTAGGGTTGTCGATGTTGTAGGCCGTCCAGTTTGGGTTTCCTTCATTGATTTTGTCGGCCAGACGCACGCACCGCTTAAGCGTTTCGGAGGTGAGAGAACCCGCGACGTCTTTTCCTGGCCTGCCCCGTCCGGCCGCGACTCCAACGGCAAATATCAATAATTCGAACTCGTCCTCCGATAGATCGAGATCGATCAACACGCGCCCGTTCTCGCGCCGCATCATACCGGCTCCTCCGGCTTCGCAAACGCGGCCTGCGCCCTTCGCGCGTGCATCGCGTAAAACTCGGCCAGCAGCGCCGCGCTGCGCAGCAGCTCGCACGTTGACGCGTCGGGCGCCAGGCCGAGCGAGACCTCCATCATGCAGGGCGCGAACGAGCGCACTATCACGCCACACTGGTTTCCTCCCGTTTCCACCAGGCCGAAAGTAGACACCGCGCTGTTGCCGTAAAAAGGGCAGCTCACTGGTGCGCCGCCTGTCCGTACGCGTCGAGCGACGCGCGCTGAATGCGCCACGTTTTCGGCCCGGTGCCGAACGAGTAGATGAGGCCCTCGCGCAACAGCCGCTTCAGCTCAGGCGCAGCCAAGCCTGAATACTCGACCGCCTCTTCAAGCGTGAGCCACGCCTTCGTGATCGGCGGCGCCGGGGGCAACGCGGCCGACAATCGCGCCAGGTGCGCGCTGAGGCCGGCGAAGAAATCGGTCTGCGCGACGACCGCACCGGTCAAAGCCGGCGACGGCATAATCGCGAGACCGTTTTCGGTCTGCTTCTTCGTGACCCGATCGATGGCGGGCATCTCTGCGCATTTCAGAATCAGGTCCAAATCCGACTTTTTGTACACCACGCGGGCCTGTGTTTCACTTGGTCTCCGGGGAAGATATTTCGACGCGATTTCTCCTCGTTTGGCTCGCCGCTCGATGCTGCGGATGTTTGTATTAAGAAATTTCGCTGCCGCGTCTTTGAGCAGCCATTCGCCTGCCTCGATCACTTCCGGTTGTCTCTCGGGTGTTGCCGTTGACATTCGCTGGTCTCCTTCGACCGACAAGTGTAGCTCGGTAGGCGCCGGGAGCTGTCGCGCATTGTGTACAATTCGGCCGCGCCGGCGGAAACCGACGACATACTCTATGTATGCCAACAAGCTCGTCCCGCCCGTCCGTAGTGTCGATTGACGCCGGCGGCCATCGCGAACGCTTGGTCGCTCGGCGAAATGCGTTAGTCGAAAGCCATCTGCACCTGGTGCGCCCGATCGCGCTGAAGGTCGCCATGACGCTCCCGCCATCGTTTGACCTCGACGACCTGATCGCCACCGGGAACCTCGCGCTGATCAACGTCGCGACACGTTACCGTCCGAAGCTCCACGGCGACGCGCCGTTTGCGACCTTCGCTCGGCCGCGGATTCGCGGCGCCATTCTCGACTCGATTCGCCGCCGGCACTGGACCGCGAACACCTGCGTCGCGATCGACGCGACGCCCGAACCGTGGGCGGATCCGGTTGTCGAGATGAACACCAGCTTCGACACTCGGCGAATGCGGACGCGACTGCTGGAGGCCATAGCGCGCCTGCCTAAGGTGCCGAGGAATCAATTCGGCGATTTCATTTCGCTTGCCGCGGCGCTCGCCGAGCTGCACGAATGGCGCCTCGCGGGCGACCACGTCCAGGCGATCGCCGACATGCGCCGGAAGGCGGCGTGATGGCCAGGATTCTGCGCGCCATCCTGAACGCCCCACACGATCAGGAGCTTGTATTCGGGCGCATGTTCGGCCGCGATGTGAGTTATTTATGACGCGCGCGGAATTAATCGAATCTTTGAGAGAGAAGGTGGATTATCTCGCGGCGTCGTTGCACCGGCGTTTGCCTGCGAGCGTGTTGCAAAAAGAGCTGGCGTCGGCCGGCTGGCTCGGCGCGATCCGCGCGGTCGATCATTGGGAACCGGAGCGCGGCAAGCTCGAAACGTTCGCGGAATGGCCGATCCGTGGCGCGATGCTCGACTACCTGCGTTTACTCGACCCGATGAGCCGCGACGATCGGCGGCACCATAAAGCCGATCCAGAGCACACCGAGGGCTGCGTGGTTCTCAGCATCGAAGACATAAAAGACCTGCGCGGCAAAGCAGATCGCTCGTTCGCCCAAGTCGAAGCCGCGGCCGACGTGGAAGCGCTCACGTCGGCTGCGCGGCTGACCACGCGCGAACAGGCGGTTCTTCGCGGCATCTTTTACGAAGATCTGACCGGCGAAGCTGTCGGCCGCTTGCTCGGCGTAGGTCAAGCGCGAACGTCGCAGATCAAACACGCGGCGCTCGCGAAACTGCGGAATGCGAGCCGGCCTAGGCCGCAGACGGCGCTGCAGGCGCTGCGGGCGGCGTGACGACGATCGCCTGAGCCTGCGTGTTGAGGGCGGCCGAGGCGGTCACGATCGAGTCGAGCGCGGCTTGGTCCGTCGCGCTGATCGTACCCGGCGAAGCCTGGAACGCCACGATCTGCGCGTCAAGGGCGGCAACGCCCGTCGCTATACCGTTGAGCGTCGTCGCGACTGCGGCGAGGTCGGCCTGCTCGGTCGCGGCCCAGTCCGTGATTTGCGAGTACAGGCGCTTTCCCGGCTGGTTCGGCCGAAGCGGGTCGCCGGTCGGAAACACTTCGAGAAATTGATTCTTTTGCATTGCAGGTTTCTCCCTGAACGGACCCGGCGATGCCGGGGTTATTTCGATGACTTGGTTTGCGCCAGGATCGCCGCGGCTTTCGCCTCGGCGGCCTGCGTAGTGGTGCTCACGCCGGCGAGCGCGGCGGTTGCTTTCCCCGACGCCACGTCGAGGATGTTGTGCAGCAGATCCACGTCGCCGGTGGTGATTTTCAACTCGAAGACAGGCGCGGGCTGCATCCCCTAACCCTACGCTCATGGCGACTACTTGTCAGCATGGCAAAAGCAACACTCGCAAAAACCGCCGTCTCCGAATTCGCTCCGCTCGCCGACGAGCTGGGCGCTCTCGAAAAAGAGATGGCGCCGCACGCGCAAAAGATCGCGCGCATCGACGCGCTACGGAAAGCGCTGCGCGCCGGATGCACGACACCCTCGACCGTTCAGTGGACGGTCGCTGGCGAGCGTTTCGTTGCCGTGCTCGGCGCGTGCGCGATGCAGCGCTCGATCGACGTGCCGCGGCTGGTGAAACACATCGGCGCGAAAACCTTCGCCGCGTTCGCCACCTGCACCCTCACTGCGCTCGAAATGAACGTCCCGCCGAACGTCGTCGCCGTGGTGGTCTCCGCGGACAACACCGGGACGCGCCCGCTAAAAACTTTTGAAAAAGGCTCTATGTGACCGATCTCCTGAAACTGGAACTCATCAAACTGGCGGGCACCGCGCTCGCTGCGGCCGGCGGCATCGTTGCGGCCGTGCTCGGCTACGTCAACAAAAAGAAACTCGGGCAAGTGCGGGTGCTGATTAACGGCCGTATGGAGCAGCTCCTAGAATTCGCGCGGAACCAAGGGCGCCTGGAGGAACGCGGCGACCAATCCGCGGTCGCGGCGGTCACGCTGGCGACGGCCGCGGCGCTCAAGGATTCGACCGCTGTGATCGCCGAAAAAGTGCGCCTCGAACTCGACCGCTGATTTTGCTGCTGGCGACTACTGTGTGAATGCCGCTTTACGAACACAACCGTGGGAGTGATGCGGCGGGAGCATGTCTGCCCTCGCTGGCCACGACCAGACACGCAGGAGCGGGCAAGCCGGCCCAGAGCCGTGAGCCTGCTCCGTCCCTACCCTCCGTGGCTGAACTGAGCGCCGAGATACGCCGTCGAGTGGCCGAGCGCGATCCTCGCCTGCATCCCGGCCCGCTGAATTGGTACGCGCTGCGCCTGCGATCGAACACGGAATTTAAGGTCCGCGCCGCGCTGCAGGCTTACTCAATCGAAGTATTTCTCCCGACCTGGTCGGAGGACGTCCGCTGGTCGGATCGAACGAGGCAGACGCTGCGCCCCCTGTTCCCCGGGTATCTGTTCGCCCGCATGGCTGAAGGTCCGGACATTTTCCGCGCGATCGTGACGCGCGGCGTGGTTCAAATTTTGCCCAATTCACACAACCCGCTCTCCGTCAGCGACGCCGAAATCGAGAACGTGCGCCGCGTGGTCGCTTCGAAGCTCGTCGCGACGCCGTGTGACTTCGTCGCCGGCGAGCTGGTCATGATCGACAGCGGCCCGCTTGCGGGCGTGTCGGGCGTCGTGACTCGCACCAAAGGCGCGCTACGCGTGGTCGTGTCGGTCGAGATTTTGCGCCGCGCGATCAGCGTGGAGCTGGACGCGGCGACGCTCGTGAAACAACCGGAACTGGCGCCGAGGGCTGCATGACAGAAGCCCAGGTGAAGGCGGGATTGCTCGAAGAATATGATCGCGTGTTCCGCTTTATGAACGAAGTCAACGGGTGCCGACCGAGGCCGAGCTTCTATTGCCAGCGCTGCGTGTTCGGTTCGGGCGACCACCGCAAGGACTGTCCTTTAATCGACCAGCAAGTTGAGCCGCTGGATGAAATTTCCCAATGCTACTGACCACACTTCAGATTTTCGAGACGATGCGCAAGGCGGGCTTCCCCTCCGTCGTCGCCGTCACGATGACCGCGATCGCGCTCCGCGAGTCGGATGGCGATCCGAACGCGTTCAACGGCGACACTGCCACCGGCGACCGCAGCTATGGCCTCTTGCAGATCAACTGCCTGGAGCTGGGCGCGCTGGCGCTCACTTTGTTCGGGATCCAAGACGAAAAAGAATTGCTCGATCCGAACAAGAACGCGCACGCCGGCTTCGTCCTGTGGAACCGCTCGAACAAGAACCTCGACGTCGCCTGGTACATCACGCGGCCCGTTTACAAGGCGAAGTACGAATCGCATCTGCCGGCCGCGCAGTCGGCGGCGCTTGAATCCCCGCTCTACGTTTAAGGAAAAACATGTACACCCCGGTCCCCACGAACGCGCAGGAAATCAACCCCTACTCGGGTACTCTGATTCCGCTGAACCCGAGCGCGTGGATCCTGTTTTCGTCAGACGCCGACGCTGCCGCGATGCTCGCGCTGGTGCTGGCGATCGATCCGGACGCGACGCTGTTCGATGGTAACGGCATCCTCTGCCCACCGTGCCTCTACGGCTCCGATGGACGCAAGGTCAACTGCATCAAAGGCACGTCCACCGTGCTCGGCGCGCCCGCTCCGTGGGGCCAGGCCGTGGGCCTGTTGATCGCGCAGAAAAATTACGGCGCCATGTGGAACCAGATGAATGAGCCTGGACCGGACGGCACTTATAACGCTTTCAAATTCTCCCCAGAAGGCACCGGCGGCGCCATCGCGATTGACTGGTGCTACGTAGCGCCCGTCGCTATGGCGCCTGTCGCCCCCACGGCTCCCGCGACCGCGGCGCCGTCCGGACCCATCGAAGTCGTCGCATAAAATGCCGAAAGCCAAGAAGCAAGAATTGCCGGTGGGCCTCGCGGTCGAGCTGTGGCCGATCGCGCGCCCGCAGCCCTACGCCAAGAACGCTCGCACGGTCACCACGCGAGCGATCGATAGCGTTGCCGCGAGTCTCAAGGAATTCGGCTGGCAGCAGCCGATTGTGGTGGATGTGCAGGACGTGGTCGTAGCGGGCCACAAACGGCTCGTGGCTGCACAGAAGCTCGGCATGACCGAAGTACCCGTCCATGTCGCGGCGGGCCTCACGCCCGCGCAATGCAAGGCGTACCGGCTCATGGACAACCGCTCGAATCAGAACAGCGAATGGGAAATGGAGCTGCTCCAGGCCGAGATGGTCGAGCTGCAGGGGAACATCGAACTCGAGCTGACCGGATTCGAGCAGGCAGAAATTGCGGCGTTCGTAGCCGCGTCTGAAGCCGGCGACTCGGCCGACGTCGCGCCGGATGCTCCGGCCGAGCCGGTAACGATTGCCGGCGATATGTGGGTGCTCGGTGCGAACCGGGTGCTCTGCGGCGACTCAACCTCAGTCAACGCCGTGAAGCGCGTTCTTGGCGGCGAGAAACCGGGCCTGGTGTTCACGGACCCGCCCCATGGGGTGCGCGTCGGCGAGCAGAAGTCCGATGGCTCGGTAGGGTCGGGCTCGAAGAAACATCCGTCCAAAAAATACGCCGCCATGGCCGGCGATCGCAGCACCGACGCGGCACGCAAGTTTTACGAGCTGTGCCAGGATCTGGGTTTCAAAAAGGCCATCATCTGGGGCGGCAACTATTTTGCCGACTTCCTACCGCCGTCGCCGTGCTGGCTCGTGTGGGACAAGGAAAACCACGCCGACTTCGCCGACGTCGAGCTGGCCTGGACCTCCTTCGACAAAGGCGCGAAATTGTATTGCTGGCTGTGGAGCGGATTCTCCCGCAAGGGTGGCCACGAAACGGAGCTGGCCTCGCGTGTCCACCAGACGCAGAAACCGGTGGGCCTTTTCCAGACGATCTTCCGCGACTTCGAATTCACGTCGTGCCTCGACGGGTTTCTCGGAAGTGGATCCACTCTGATCGCCTGCCAGAAAACCGGGCGCATCTGCTACGGAATCGAGATCTCGCCCGAGTACGTCGACGTGATCGTTTCACGCTGGGAGCTGTTCACCAGCCAGCGCGCCACGCTCGACGGCGATGGCCGCACGTTCGACGAGATCAAGGTCGAGCGTCTAACAAAATGAACCTAGCTTTCAAAGACGGCACCCACGGCGGCTTCGTCGATAGCGAGATTGTTCGCATCGCCGGCGGCCCGTTCTGCCACGTCGAGCTGTGGATGAGCGGACCCCGCGAGGCGGCAGTCTGTTTCAGCTCGCGCCAACCGGACGGCACCGGCTACGCGGTCGTCGATCTTTCGGCGCCGCTTTACACGTGCATCGAGTTTCCCGCGACGCAGGCGCAGATGGATTTCACGCGCGGCTTCGCGGCCGGTACCGGCCACAAGCGGTACAACATGGCCGGCATTATCGGCTTCCTTGGCCCGCTGAAAACCACCGACAATTACGACCTTTTCTGCTCCGAATGGTGCTGCTCCTGGGCGCAGCAGGCGATGGGCATGTTCCCGAACGCGATCCCGTCGCGCACCGCTCCCACGCCGCTCGCGCTGCTGTGTGGGTGGACCCCGCCGAAATGACTGGCAACGCGAAAGTGCGCGCGTTCCTCGCGGCCTATAAGCTCACCGGGGATATCACCCGCGCGGCGAAGGCGGTGCCGATCGACCGCGGCCTGCATTACCGCTGGCTCAAGATCTCAGACCGCTACGTGAAGGCCTTTCAGGCGGCCACAGAAGAGTTTGCGGACGTGCTCGAAGGTGAAGCCATCCGGCGCGCCAACGAGGGCATCCTGGAGGCCGTGTTCTATCAGGGCCAGCCCTGCGGCGCGATCCGCGTGTACTCGGACGGTCTTATGCAATTTTTGTTGCGCGGAATGAAACCCGGAAAGTATTCGACGCGCGTGTCGGCCGAGGTGAGCGGGCCAGGCGGCGCGCCGGTGGAAATCAGGAACGCCGAACTCGCCGCATTAGACAATGACGAACTCGCCGCCCTCAAACAACTCGCTCTTAAAGTTGCTCTCGCTGCCGGAAATCGAGCGCGAGGAGAAGATTCGCCGGCGACGGAAGATTGATGGATTCTATCCGGATGTCGGGCCTCTGCGGCGCGAGCTATACGTTAAACATCAGGCCTTCTTTGCGGCCGGTGTTGAGCATTCCGAGCGCCTTGCGATATGCGGTAACCGCGTCGGCAAAACCGAAGGCCTCGGAGCGTATGAAACAAGCGTCCACGCGACCGGCCAATACCCGCATTGGTGGGTAGGGCGCCGATTTAACCATCCGATCCGCGCCTGGGTCGCCGGCAAGACGGCCGAAACGACGCGCGACATTATCCAGGCCAAGCTGCTGGGCCAGCTTGAGCGGTCGAGAGACGCGCGCGGGCAGCACCTCGGCCTCGGCACCGGGCTAATCCCCGCGGATGCGATCGTCGACACAACGCCCAAGTCGGGCGTCGCCGGCGCAATCGACACCGTCTACGTGCGCCACGTGAGCGGCGGCATCTCGACCATCGGCTTTAAGAGCTACGGCAAGGACCGCGATTCGTTCGAGGGCACCGAGCGCGACCTGATCTGGATGGACGAAGAACCGCCCAAGGAAGTCTACGACGAGTGCATCATGCGCACCATGTCGACGGTTCCTGGGAAGCCTAGCGGGATCGCGATTATCACGTTCACTCCGATCGAGGGCGACACCGAGATCGTGCGCACGTTCCTCGAAAACGACGGAGCGGATCCGGACAAGTATTTTGTCCAGATCACCTGGGAAGACGCGCCGCACATCAGCGCGGCTGAGATCGAAAAGATGAGCAGGAAGTACCTGCCGTCGCAATTGAGGGCTAGAAGTTTGGGCGAACCGGCACTGGGCGAAGGCGCGATTTATCCGATTGACGTCGAGAATTTGCTCGTCGACGACATGCTCATTCCGAAGCACTGGAAACGGGCGTGGGGCCTCGACGTCGGCAAGACCGCGGTGGTGTGGGGCGCGATCAACCCCGACACCGACGTGCTCTATCTGTATCGCGAATATTACTCGGAGGAGTACAACATCCTCGCGCACGCGACCGCGATCGGCGGCATTCACGGCGAGGACAAGTGGATACCCGGCGTCGCCGATCCGGCTGCCGCGCAGTCGAGCCAGATCGACGGGCAGAAAATCATCGAGCTGTATCGCGAACGCGGCCTCGACGTAATCGAAGCCGGGCACCGGCTGGTCGAGTCGGGCATCGCTGAAGTTTGGGAGCGCATGGTTACCGGGCGCCTCAAAGTCTTTCGAAGCCTCGGCCGCTGGAAAAGCGAATTCGGCCGCTACCACCGTCGCAAAAAGGAAACCGAGCTGGGAATGCAATCGAAAATCGTGAAGAAATTCGATCACTTGATGGACTCTACGCGCTACCTGATCACCGATGGGATCGACCGCATGATCGTCAAGCCCGTGCCTGTCGTCTACGAACGCCCCGCGCACATCGGCGTGTGGAGCTAATGCATCTCTCTACGGCCGAGCTGGTACCGCTCGAAGAAACGCACTCGACGCTGCGTCCGCATCAGCTCACATTGACGTGTGCGAAATGCACCCGCTTCCGCGTGTTCGGTGTCGTGACCGTCACGCAGGCCCAGCGCGAAATCGCGGCGGCCGGCTGGGTCCAGCGCAACGAAAGAACCATCTGCCCGAAGTGCCCGAAGTAAGCCATGTCTGACGAAACCCTGCTTGAAGAGATCCGCGAAAATTTCGACGACGATGTCCTCGAATGGGCTGACATCCGCGAAGCCGGCAACGAGGACATGCGCATTATCGCGGACGGCCCGTGGACCGACAAAGAGCGGAAAGAACGCAAAGCCGACGACCGCCCGTGCCTGGCTTTCGATGAGCTGGGGCAGTACACCAATCAGGCGATCGGCGACATGCGCCAGAACAAGCGCGCCGTCAAAGTTACCCCAAAAGGCAATGGCGCGACGGATACGACCTCGCAGAAACGCGCGGGGATGATCCGCGAAATCGAATACAAATCGAACGCGCAGATGGCCTACGCGACCGCCTTCGAAAGCCTGATTAAACGCGGCTATGGTTACTTCAAACTGGCCGCGGAGCTATGCAGCGAAGAGGGCTTCGAACAGGAATTGGTGGTGCTCCCGATCGTCAATCCGGACACCGTCCTGCTCGATCCGTACGCGAAGAAACCCGACTGGTCGGACATGGGGCACGGGTACCTCATCGATTCCTTCTCCGAAAAAGCGTTCGTGAAACGCTGGCCGGATGCGCAGATTCAGAGCTTCGAAGGCGAGAACGCGGAGATCGCGTCGGCCTGGATCAAAAACAATCGGATCCAAGTTGCGGAATACTGGCGCACCGAAAAGAAGGGGCGCCGCAAGCTGCTGCTCGATACCGGCGACGCGGACAACCCGACCGAGATGTTCCTCGACGAGCTGCCCGATGGCGCCAAGATGCACGACAGCGCCGTCCACGTAACGATCAAGGGCCAGAAGCATAAAATCCCGATTCTCAACACCCGCAAAACCGAGAAAACCATCGTGGTGCAATACATCACGAACGGCCTCGAAATTCTCGAAAAGAAAATCACCAAGTGGCTGGAAATCCCGATCATCGCGGTCTTTGGTCCTGAAGAGTATGTGAGTGAGGGACCCGGCGGCGGCTCCAAACGGCGCCTCCTCTCGATGGTCCGGAAGGCGCGCGATTCCTACAAGGCATATTGCTACACGCGCACCAACGAGGTCGAAATCATCGGCATGGTTCCGAAGGTTCTGCTGCTCGGCTATGAGGGCCAGTTCGCGACGAACACGCCATGGAAGAACGTGAACAAGGTCGCGATTCCCTATGGCGAAGTGAAAGCCATCACCACGGCAACCGGCAAGGAAGTGCTGCCGCTCCCCGAGCGTCAGCTCTACGACCCGCCAATTCAGTCTCTCGAAATGGCGTCCTCGGCTTTCAAAATGTGTATCCAGTCCGCGATGGGTGTCGGCAACGGCATGGTGTCGGGGAAGGGAAATCAGTCGCTCGACGCGAAGTCGGGCAAAGCGATCGACGCGCTCGATCGCCAGGAATCGCAGGGCACTTTTGTATACATCGCGAATTTCGAACGCGGTCTCGAGCGCGGAGGGCGCCTGCTCGATGCCGCGCTCGACTGGTGCTATGACACCCCACGTGAGGTAGGTAGCCGCAGCCCGGATGACAGTTATTCGAGCGAGAAAATCAATCAGCCGGTGCAGGGCGCGGACGGGCAGCCGACGCAGTTCAACACGGCCGACGGCGATCACGGCGTCACCATCAGCGTCGGACCCTCTGACCAATCGACGCGCGATGCGGCCGAGGACGTGGTCGAGCAAATTGTGGGAATGCCGAACCCGCCACCGAAGGCGATCGCGCTCGCGATCAAGCTGAAAAACCTCGGCCCGATCGGCGACGAGCTGGCTAAAGTTTTCGATCCCGACACGCCGGACCCGAAGATCGCGCAACAGCAGGTGGCCGGCCTGCAGGCTGAATTGCAAAAGGCGCATGCCTACGGGCAGATGCTGTTCGAGCAGATTCAGACCAAGCAACCCGAGCTGAACGTGAAGCTCGAAATCGCGCGGATGCAAGAGGAAACCAAACGCGTGCTCGGCCTGGCGACGATCAACGCGGAGCAGGCACAACAGAAGCTCGACAAGGAACTCGGCATCGTTGACGATGCGGTCGGCCGTGTTCACGAGGCCAACATGGAAAACCTCAAACACGGCAACAAGAAAGAGCTAGCCGCGCAGGCAACGGCGGCCGACCGAACGGCTCAGGGAAGCGACCAGGCGCACGACACGGCGTCCCAGGCGGCCGACCAGGCCCACGAGGCCGCCCAGGCTACGCAGGCGCAGGGCGCGGCGGCGGATTCGCAGGAATCGGCGCAGGATGCGACCGCGGACCAGGCTACCCAGGCTCAGGATGCGGCTGCCGATCAGGCCGCGTTGAAACCGGCCGCATAGGCCGGCCTCTGGGGTTCATCGGGGCAGCTACTCCCGGCCCCCAGAGACCGTAACCGGTCACATACAGTTTTGCAGTAAATCCGGCGTAACGCGGAGTCGCCACCCGCACCAGGAGCAAATTATGGCTGACGAACAAACCGGAGAATCGTCCACTCCCGAAGAAATCAACGCCTTGTCCGACGAGGCACTGAACGCGCGCGATTTTACGCGCTACCAGGAAATTGAAAACGCACGCGAAAGCGGCAAGTCGATCCCCGAGGCCTCGACACCCTCAACTGAAACACCCTCCGACAAAACGCCGGCCTCGGAACCCGGAACCAAAGAAACAATACAGGAACCGAAAAAAGCGAAAACCGGAGAGGATCGCAAGATAGAGCTGGCAGCGGAAATCCAAGTGCTGCTGAAGCAACGCGCGGAGCTGCAAGGCAAAACGGAAACACCAGGCGAGAAAAAAGCGGATCCGCCACCCGCTGCCGTGACGCCCGCAGTCGTCGTTCCCAAGGCGGAATCCGCCAAGGGCGCGGCGCCGAAGAGGCCAAGTCTTGCCGATTTCACCACGCTCGACGAATATGACGCTGCCACCGACGCCTTTATAAGCGACCTGGTCGCGTTCAAAGCGGGCGAGATTATCACCGCGCGTGATACGGAGCGGGAAGCTACCGCCACTCAGAAAACGCGCGACGCGGAATGGGTGAAGAAAGTCACCGCGGCTAAAGAGGAATTTTCGGATTTCGACGAAATCGCCTTGAATCCGAAGACCCTGTTAAGCCCCGTCACCGTGCAGTACCTGAAAACGAAAACGGGTACTGACGAAGCGCGGGTGCTCTACAAGCTCGGTGAAAACGATGGCGCGGAAGCCAAGAGAATTTTGGCGCTGGATCCAATAGACCAGGTCGAAGCTCTCGGCGACATCAAGCGATCGCTCGCCACTCCGGTTAAAAAAGAAGCTCCTGTAATAAAGAAACACACGACTGCGCCCCCGCCGGCGACAAACCTCGGTGGTCGTGACACCGAGCCAAACGACGCGGTCGACGCAGCTCTCAACTCGGGCGACGTGAAGTCCTACATGGACAAAGCGAACGCCCGCGATCGCAAAGCCGCTTCTAACAGATAACGCGGCGAAGGACCTCCCGTGGCAAATAATTTCGTCTTCGCTGACTGGGTCAGCCTGGAGACGCTTCGCCTGCTCACTAACAAGAGCCAGGTCGCCCAATTTTTCAACACCGATTACAACAAGGAATTCCAGAAGAGTTTCGCGATCGGTGACACCGTTCGTGTGAAGCTGCCGCAGCGCTTCCTCATCACCAACGGCCTCGCGTATCAGGAACAGCCGATCGACCGCCGGTACACCACCGTCGCGATCGACCAGCCGTTCGGTGTGCATTTCGGATGGGACGACATCGAAGCCGCGTTGAAGCTTGAGCGCCCCAATGAAGCCATCCGCAAGGAGTACATCATCCCGGCCGCGACGCAGCTCGCTGCTGAGCTGGACTCGCGTTGCTCGCTGTACGCCTACCAGAACACGAACAACATCACGGGCGCTCTTGGAACCACGCCCACGCTGCCCGTCACCTACGGCGCCGCGCGCACTCGCCTGAACGAGAATTCCTGTCCAACCGGCGAGCGCGGACTGATCATGAGCCCGCAGATGGAGGAAACTCTGTCGGCTGGGACCATCCAGTACTTCAACCCGCAGGATGCCATTTCCAAATTGTGGAAAGAGGGATCTCTCGGCCGCTTCCAGGGCTTCGACACCTACGAGAGCAACCAGCTCTATAACCACACGGCCGGCACGATCGCCGGGACCAACACCATCACCGGCGGCAACCAATCCGGTTCGCAGCTCCTGATTACCGCGACTGCCGGCGACACCTATTTCGTCGGCGACGTATTCAACCTGACCCTCGTGAATAACGCGAACCCGGTCACGCGGCGCAGCACCGGCCGCTTGAAGCAGTTCGTGGTTACCGCACCGCTCACTTGCGCGGGCGGCGGCGCGGACGCGCTTCAGATCTCGCCCTCGATCGACGGTCCGGGCAGCCAGTACCAGAACGTGGATTCGCTGCCGCTCGCCGGCGCGACGATGACCATGTTCCCCGGCACGACCTCTCCGAACGGGAAGTCGGGAATGCAGGGCCTCGCGCTGACCAAATACGCTTTTGCGCTGGTCGGTGTGAAGCTCGAAAGCCCGACCTCGCAGGAAATGGCGTCGCAGATGCGCGACCCCACCACCGGCCTGTCGGTGCGCTTCGTCCGGTCATGGGACCAGGGTAGTTCCTCGATGCGGAACCGGCTCGAAATGGTGGTCGGCTTCGGGAACCTCTACCCCGACAATGCCGCCGTCCGGGTGGAATCACTCGCCTAATCGAAAGCCTCTGGAGCACTCACATGAGTGCTCCCCACTTTCCCAGGAAAAACACAAATGAAGAAACTAATCCTGTCCTTGTTCGCGTTCGCGGCCTTCGCCGCGGCGCAATCCAATTTCATCTCGCAGACCAGCCTCACCGCGGCTATGACTGCCACGCAGAACTATGCGCTGGTGGCTTCGGCCACGGGTCTCGCGACTACGCGTGTCATCAAGGTCGACGACGAACTGATGACCATTAAAACCACTTACAACGGGAGCGCGCTGAACGTTCCGGTGACTCGCGACGGCGCGAAGAAAAGCGCTCACATTTCGGGCGCGATGGTTCTCGGCGGCCGGCCCGATTGGTTCCAGACCTATGACCCGTTCGGCGCCTGCACGGCGGCTGCTCAATATGCCTACCCGTGGGTGAATACGTCCAACGGCCACGAGTGGCTGTGCGGCCTGCTAAACACCTGGATTCCCGGATTCCAGAACACCAGCACCGCGCAAGGCATCTCGCCTGCGGTCGCCTCCGCGGCCGGCTTAATCACCCCCAGCGGCCCGCTGTTTCATGTGACGGGCGCGCTCGCTGTTACCGGATTCAATATCCCGCTCGGCTTCTCGAAAGGCAGCTTCTGCGTGATTCCGGACGGCACCTTCACTACCACGAACGCGAATAACATCGCGATCGCGTCGACGGCGGTTGTGAGTAAGCAGCTCTGCTTCACCTACGACGCCAACACCTCGAAGTTCTATCCGAGTTATTAGGCCATTTCTCCAAGGGGCGGCGGGCACGTTTAAACGCCGTCCCTCATTTTCCAAAGGACCACCACAGTGATCGACGAAAAGAAACCAAAACCCCCTTACGTCCACCAGGACTTTCCGCGCGTGCTGTATCTCGACGACCAGACCGCGGTCGTGAAAGATGCTGCCGGCGAGAAGGCTGCAACCGCGGCCGGCTACTCGCGGACGCCTCAGGCTCCCGCGACTGAAGAGCCGGCCCTAAAAGACAAAGGCAAGAAAACTAAATAACCCGCGCGAAGGCCGACCGACACCATGAAAAAACTAATAGCAATTTTGTTTGCCGTCGCCGGCCTTGCCAGCGCACAGAATCACACCCTCAGCTCCACCACGCTGACAGTCCCCATGACGATCGGCCAGGCATATATTCAGATCGCGTCGGCGGCCGGCCTGGGCGCCGGCTCCGGATCGATCGCCAACCCGAAGCAGATCTGGGTCGACCGCGAATTGCTGATCGTGCAGGCGAGTTACAACGGGACCTCGCTCACGGTTCCCGTAACGCGCGGCTCGATCAAGAGCACCCACGCCTCGGGCGTTGCCGCGCTCATCGGCTCGCCGGCCTGGTTCTACCGATCCGACGCGACGGGCGCCTGCACGGCCGCTACCGTGTTTGTGACTCCGTGGGTGAATATCCTCGACGGCAATCAGTACCTGTGCTCTGCGGGCACCTGGACGCTACAGGGCGGGGGCGGCGGTTCCATCAGTCTCACCACGACGGGAAGCAGCGGCCCCGCGACTTACGCGGGCGGCGTGCTGAACGTTCCGCAATATGCGGGCACCAGCTCGGTCGGCGCCTGCACCATGACACTCGCGGGCGCCACTGTGACTTATCCGAACGCGGCGACGGGCAACGGATCGGGCGGCCCTTGCAGCCTCTACAAGATCACTCTCACCGGCAATGTGACCACCGCGAGTCCTTCGACCAATCCTGCCGGCATGACCACCGGCCAGCTCTACACCTTCGCTATTACGCAGGATGCGACGGGCGGCCGAACCTGGCCAGGTACCGCCTGGCCTTCAACGTTCTCGAACGTCCCGACCGTCATCATCCCGGATAAGTCTCAGACCACGTCCTACGTGTGCACCTGGGGCGGCTCGGCGTGCGTGGCGGGCCTGACCGTGACCACCGCGCCTTACAGCCTCGGCGGCGGCGTCACCTTCGCGACACTCACCGCGGCAACGTCCTGCAGCTCGCTGTCGGGACCCGCTTACGGCACCGTGTCTGATTCGACCGTGGACGCGCTCGGCTCAACGATCACCGGCGGCGGCTCTTATGCCGTGGGTGCGTTCTGCTTCGCCGGCAATTGGGTCGTGTCTGCGGGTGTGGCGAGTAGCGGTTCGGTCGGATGCGGCGGGCCTATTTCCGCAATTTCCAGCTACACCAACGTCCTCGCCGGCGATAACTACATGTGGGTCAACCCCGCAGCGGTCACCACATCCATCGGCGCTTCGGCCGAGGGGCTGATGCCCCAAACGTGCACCGCGGTCAGCTTGAATATTAATGTGCCTGGGGCCGTCGGGGCGTCGGGCGCGCTGACAGTCACGCTCTACGACGTCACCTTGTCGGCGGCGACAGGTCTCACCATTTCGATCCCGGCAAACTCGACGGCGGCGGTCTATCACAGCGTCGGGGTTACCGGCGCCATTGTGGCGAATCACGTATATACCTTGCATCTCGCCAATGCGGGCGGATCTACGATCTCAAACAACTGGTTCTGGTCTCTCCAATAAAATGCGCAAACTCTCTCTGCTCTTCCTCGCGGCGGGACTCGCCTGCGCGCAAAGCACACTTCTCGATCTGACCACCGGCTCGGGCGGCGCGTCCTGGGTTGGAAGCGGATCGCCGGTTCCCACGTTCCGGGTCGAGTTCCGCATGCCTATGCCCGTGGCGGGCGTGACCATTATTGCTAACTCCGGCGTGCTCGGCGTCCTGGATTGTCTGACCAACACTGACTCGATCGAAAGCCTGACCTGCAACCTTGGCGACGGGACCGGCTCTGGCAACGCCGAAACACCGGTTACTTCCGGCGCCGATCTGCGGGTGCGTTTCCAGCGCGATTTCGTCGGACTGACTTACACGCTTGAGACCTGGGCGGGAAATTGCACCAATCACACCTACACCCAAAAGCCGATCGTCAGCCAATCTTCGGGTCTCGCGCAAGCGTCCACCTTCACTCTCGCGGGGAGCCAGGTATTTAGTTTCCTTCGCGGCTATCCGGCCCTCGACACGGGCGGCGACTGTCCGACTGATAATCCTGCGATCGCGGCAACGCTCTTTGATTTTCCCTTTGAGATTTTGACCGGCGGTTCGCCGGCAGACACCAGTCCGAATGGCTATACGCCGACCATCGCGAGCGGTTCGAGCTACACGAGCTCGGCGCCTTACACACCTTCGGCCGCGGTCACCGGCACCGGCATCTCGACGGTCACAGGAACGCTTTTGGATGTGGGATCGCAGAACCAGGCGTTCACTTTATCCGCGGCAAACTCGGTCTGCTTCACTTACCCCGGCACCGGCCTTTGCGCGAGCTATGCGTGGTCTCAGACCTCGGGCACCGGCTGTTCCTTCGGGGCGTCCACGTCGGTCAGCTCGCCGGTCACCTGCACCGCTGCAGGGCAGTCTGTTCTCGGCCTCTCGATTTCAGATGGCACCAATACGGCCACGGCTTCGCAGACCATTGGCGTCGTGGCGGTCACTGCGAGCGGAGGCACGACGCTGACGGGAGACTTCGCGGTCACTTCTGGCAATGTGCTCCGCTACGGACTTTCTCCCTGGCCTTGGTATGACGCGACCTTGGCCGCGGACCTCAATATGATGAGTCCCGCGGTGCAGGCAACGCCCACCGGCGTGGCTGGGGCTGGCACCGTGGGCATCCCGAGCACCGGTATCAACACGCTCGGCTATTGCGCGGCCGGTCCGTTGAATCTCTGCATCACCGAGAACACCTACCCAGGCGTAGCCATTCAGGGCGTCGGCACGAATTTTACCAGCGCGGACATCGGCACTTACATCGAAATCACCTGGGACCCGGACGGGAACGGCAGCAACCTGGGCCATTACGTCACTTATATCTCGCAAGTTCCCAGCTCCCTCATCGCGGTCACTGGCTCTTACGGCATCCTCGAACCGGTCGCCCCTCTTGCGTCGGGCCTCACTTGGCACCGGCTCGCGGTAGGAACAGGCACGCAGGGCACCTGCACGGCCACCGTGGCCGGCGGCCAGCTCACCGGCATCACTTGCCCTTCATCCGCCAATTACCGGTGGTGGGCTCCGGGCCCTCCATCGGTCACATTGAGTGGCGGCGGCGGAAGCGGGTGTCCGGCAATCTCGGCAGTCGTCAGCCCCTATCCCTCGACCACGGGGGCCATCGTCGGTTTCATCAATGCGAACAGCGGCGCTACGGTGTTGCCGTGCGGCTCCGGCTACACGTCCGCGCCTTCAGTGGCCCTCGTCGCTTATAGCGATTGGATGGGGCTTTATGATGCGGCAAATCAGAGCGCATACACCCTCGATTATTACGAAGCAGGCCTCGCCATGGGCCGCTTCGCGGCGTCCACCGGCTTGACAGCCTATCAGACGCAATTTCATTCGTTCTGCACCAATTGGTGGAGGTGGGCTCTCGACAGCGGGTATGCACCCCCCATTCCTCGCTACTCGGGGCTGAACTTCATGCTGGCCTGCGCGACTGATCCAAGTTGGTCCAGCGGATCGACCCCGGCGCAGCCCCCGAATATGGTCTCCGGCGTGGGGCGGCTCATCACCGCGATGGCGCCCAACCTTTATACCTCGACCACTACAAACGAGTCGGGATCGGTCCCAACGGCTGACGCCGCGCCGGCCCTGAACGATCCTCGCGAGGCGAGCTACGTTTTGCGGCCGTCCTCCTTGCTCTGCGCGATTGGGAACGACTATCTCGGCGGCCTCGGCACTACCTGGTGCGGGAACGTCCAAGCGCAGCTCACGCATCTGTGGGAAGCGACGGCGCAGCCACCTGCCGGCTACAGCAGCTCCACCTATAACTTCTATGCGGAGAACACCTTTTTCCAGAATCCCACCCTGCCGCTCGCGGCCTCGCCCGCGCTGACTGGACCCTTCGGCACCGCGCCTTGGCGCAGCGACAGCCTCCCATCCATCGCGCTGACCTACGCCTACGACGCGCTGGTGAGCCAGGGTTATTCGACCGCGGCTGCGCCGCTGCTGAATCTCACGACAGGCGCGGGCCTCATTCCGAGCCTCGCCTCTTACATTCGAGACTTCGGCCGCTCAGCAGACGGCGGTATTTTTGCCAACACCCAATATGCGAGCTGGTCGAACGCGGAGCCTGGCTGGGATGCCTCTTACGGCGGAAACTTCTTTGTCTATAACTCGCTTTATGTGAACGGGTATGTCTCCGTGTCCGGCACCGCGGTCACCGCGACCAGCGCCTCTTTCTCGCGGCAGTTCTATCCCGGCGCCGTGGGGAACTTCTGCCAACCAGGCGGTACCGGCTGCGCCAACGCAACCATCGCCACGGTCCCCACACAAAACTCGATGACGCTCACGGGCGCCTTCTCTGGCTCGGCGATCAGCGGCTCGAATTCCTTCTCGAACACCGCGGTCGCCACCTTCACCAATGGCAGCAGTGCCGTCGTCGGATCGACGCTTGTGGGCAGCGTCGGGCCTACCGGCTTCACCACGATGTTCGCGCCGTGCAACGGCACGACCTTCATCAGTATCGACAATACAGCGGTAAGCCCCAACGACCGCTATATCGGGCAGGTGATGTCCTGTGCGGACGATCAGCACCTCACCATGAACGCGGCCTATCCCGGCACGACGGGCACCTTCGGTTCGTTTGCGGTCAGCGGCGCCGGGCAAACCAATTGCGCGCCGATGTCCATCACAACGCTTTGCCAGGCTGACGACTACGGCGGCCGGAATCTCTCGGCCGACATCGGCGCGGTGCCGGCGTGGCTCTACGCGAAAACCGGGGCAGCTCCCTGGAAGGCGCTGCTCGACTATTACTACAACAAAATGTTCGGCGGCGCGGCCGGCGGATCCGGATCTCTAGGCACGCCGGCCGGCACGCTGACCTATCTCCCTGGCACGGTCACGGTGGTCGCGGGATCTCCCACGGTCGCCGGTATCGGCACCAGTTTCCTATCGCAGTTTGCGTGCAACGGAACCGATTCGATTACGGTGGCCGATGGCCTGAGCGGGGGCACCTGGGCCACCTATGGAGCGGGCGCTTTCAACACGCCGGTTTTCTACACCACTAGGGTCGCGTCCTGCGCCTCGAATGGCACGTTGACGCTCGCGTCTCCCTGGCCTTCGGCGGCGTCCGGCTCGACCGCGACGAACATGTTCTACAACTCGATCGACCCCGCATGGCAGGGCGCTGACGGGGGCACCGGCAACCTTGGGGAAATTCTGCCGGGCTGCGGGACCGGCCTCTTGCCATGTAGCGGTGCCGTGCCGTTCAATCAGCACTACGGCAAGCCTGTCGGCATGGCCGCCGGGGCGGGGAACGTCCCCCTAGCGATGGCCGATCGCGCGGCAAACCCCGCGGCGCCGTCCACTGGCTCGGTCAACCCGGGCGGCTTCTTCCGCGGCATCATCCACCTGTTCTTCTAGCCGAATATAGCCAGCTCCATTCTCTCGGGCGTTTCGCCCTGCAAGGAAGTCCCATGTCTTTAGTCAGCGATATTCTCACAGAGGCATTTCTCGACCTCGGCGCGATCGCGCCAGGCGAAACCAACACGACGGCCGAGCTGGCCGACGCCTTCATGCGGTTGAACCAGATGATCGCAAGCTGGTCGACCGAGCAGCTCACGGTGCCGAGCATGGTCCACGCGGCTTATCAGCCTACCGCCGGCGTCACGATCTACACGCTTGGACCCGCAGGCACGTTCACCACGGCAGCGACGGCGATCCGCGTCACCGGCGCCTCCTCGGTCCAGGGCAACTTCCGCTCGCCGATGAAGGTCATGTCCTGGGACCAGTTTGCCGCCGAAGTTGCCGACCCGAAGGCTTCCTCGAGCGTGCTCGCCGAGGTGCTCGCCGCGGACGGATCTTTCCCATCGATCAACCTAAAAATATTCCCGACGCCGGCGGCCGGACCCGGTACGCTGTGGCTCGACTACTGGTCCGCGATCACGCAATTCGTCACGCAGGCCGACACGATCAACCTGGCCTCGGGCTGGGAAGTCGCGCTGCATTCTAATCTCGCCGTCGCTCTTTATCCGCAGTACGCGCGCGCCGGCGGCATCCCTCCGGAGCTGGCCGCGCTCGCGCAGTCGAGCAAGGGCGCGCTCAACGCGCTGAACATGCGGATTCTCGGCCAGCAGCAACAGACTCCCCCCCAGGCAGGACAATAATGCGGTCTCTCATCTTACTCGCACTTCTCGCCGGCTCGGCGATCGCGCAGACGCCCGTGTTCCCCGGCGGCGTCGCCACGGACTCGGCGCTCGGCGTCGCTCGTAACAATATCAGCGACCAGCTCACATCCGGCCTCTCTGCCACCGGCACTAGCATGACGGTTCTAAGCGGCGCGGGCATCGTGCCGAACATGCTGCTCTCTCTGAATAAGAACGCGCCAGCTCCCGAAATCGTGTGGGTTTGCCAGGTAGTAGGAACCACCGTAGGAACCACCATCACCATCGGAAAAGGCACCTGTCCGAGCGTCAACGGCCGCGGCATCGACGGGACCGTCGCCACCGCACATGTGGAGGGCGAGTCGGTAATGAACGTTCCCGTCTCGTGGTACTCGAACGCGCTCCGCGTCGAGGTGGAGGCGCTTGAGGCGCAGGCGATCGGCGGCGGCGGTACCGGCGGGAGCGGGCCTTTCCTCTCGGCGTTGAACTACAATTTCACCGCGCAGACACCTGGCGGATCTATCACCGCGTCGATCATCAACACGGTCACCCTCACTCCGGTCCCTGCCGGCGTGAACGGCGCCGACGCTGGGCACATGCTCTATTTGTCGGGCGGTACCGGCACGGCCGAAGCGGTTCTAATCTCGGGCGGCACAGCGGTCTCGGGCACTGCAACGGGCACCATCTTTTTCACTCCCGCTCACGCGCACTCGGGAGCGTGGACGGTTACGAGCGCGGCGGCCGGCATCCCCGAAGCGCTCCAGGTTCTTGTGACCGCGGGCGGCGGCACGGTGGTCGCGGGCGGGGGCACGGCGCTCACTGTGAACGGCAATGTGTCCGTCGCCGGCACCGGTCTGGCTCTGCACTTTCTCGGCTCCGGCGCGACCCTCGCGAACGGCGCCTCGATTCTGATGGCCGGCACGAATAACTCGGTGGCCGGCGAAGGCGGGACCATACTGACGGCTACCAGCACGGGCGGGGATCTGATCCAACTGAATAGCTGTGTAAATTGCACCATCTCGGGATTGTTTTTGATCCGGGGAACCTCGGGCCGGCCGGCGGTTTCGGGTGCGGGCATCGACGTCGCGTCGGGAGGCAACACGTCGCTGCGTGTGTCAAACATCACAAGCGAATACAACTACCGCGGCATCTGGGCGCAGGTTTCCCCGGTGCTTTCGTCGTGGGATGCGATCCAGGTGCTCAACAACGTCACCCAAGGCATCGAGTTCGATGCCGACAACGACGAGCATTTCACAAATGTCTGGGCGCTCTACAACGGCGGGCACGCTTTGCAGGTGGGCAACGGCACGTCGACTACCTACTGCATCGGCGGCTTCAGAATCGCGAATTTTGTGACCTATGCCAACGGCGGCGATGGCGTCCACATCGTCGGCGCGTCGGGCTTCCCTTGCACTTATGTTTTTCTCGACAACGTCCACGCCGACACCGACACGGGCTACGAACTTTACGTCCAAAACTCCAGTGCCATAACCGCCGTCAATTCGCAGTTCATCAACGGGAAAGGCGGTTACGTCGGCACCGGAGCCTCCTTCGTTTCCCTCGGCACCGCGCGCTTCAATGGCTCGTCGGGAATCGGGCTGCACATCACATCCACAGCGACGAACATTCAGGGCAACGGAGTGCTGGTCGGCGATGCCAGTTACGGGTTCGCTGCCACCTATCCCGAGTTGCAAATCGACGGCACGGTTTCGAACGTGAACATCGCGGGGTTGACTCTCAACTCGGCCGACGCTACATCCTCGGCGGGAGTCCTGATCTCAGGAACGCCCAGCGCGATTCATCTAAGCAGCGTGCAAATGCTCGCGGGCAGCAACATGAACACGCCCGTCAGCATGGTGAGCGGCCTTACTGATGTTTTCGTGGACGCGCAGAACTGGCTAACGATGACCCTCGCGGCTGGATGGACGACTGTCAGCACGCCGCAATGCCGCCTCGAAATGAACGGCCTCGGCGTCCGCTGCGAAGGAACCATCACGGCCGGCACCACTGCGGATGGAACCGTGATTTTCACACTGCCTGTCGGCTATCGTCCAAACCTTGCGCGAGCTATTCCGGTGGTCTGCCTCACCGGCGGCGCCGTTCCCTCCGACACCAACTCTTGCACTCTCGCGGTGGGTATTAACGGCGCCGTCACGATCTACGGCGTCGGTGCGAACTCTTACATCCGCATGGACGCCCTCGCGTTCGCGAACAACTAACCATGAGCGCCTTTAACTCCCCGACCGCATTCAATGCCGGCGGCGCCGGTGCCGGCGCACCCGCCGGCACGCCGCTGATGACCATTCTAAAAATGGCGCTGCGCCTGGCGCACGTCACGAAGGCTCCTGGTCGCGGTCCCTCGATCGATCAGTTGAGCGAAGCGTTCACGTTGGCGAATCTGATGCTGTCGCACTGGAACACCAGCAGGCTTAGAATCCCCAGCATCCAGATCAACGCGTACCCGCTGACGGGCGCGAAAATCTACACCATCGGCGGCCCGGGCCTCGGCGCCAACTTCAACGTCCCGCGTCCGCAGAAGATCGTCGGCGCGGACGTGATCCTGATCGGCAATCCCAACGTGCGCTACCAAATGCGCGTGATCGAGGAACCGCAGTGGCGCGCGATCGGGGTGCAGGATATCCCGGGCGGCATTCCTTCGCGGTTGTATAGCGATCGCGCATCCCCTATCACGTCGCTTTACGTGTTCCCGCAGGACCCCGGCTCCGGTTATCAGTTGGAGCTTTACACCTGGCTGCTGCTGCAGGCCTTTGTCGGACTCGCCGACGTAATCAGCCTGCCTCCTGGGTACGACGACGCGATCACCTATAACCTGGCGCTGCGCCTCGCCGACACCTTCGAAACGGTCGTGAGCGAGAACACCTATGCGATGGCGGCGGTCGGCCTCGGCATGATCGAGAGCTTGAACTCACCGGTTCCGCGGCTGTGCAATGACGCGGCCGGCCTCGGCGATAGCGGACGCGGCAACGACGCCCACTGGTGGCTCACCGGAGGCTACGGCGGGTGAAAATTCCACTGGTCGGCGAGGACTATGCGTCGCGCTCGAAAGCGGTCTCGGCACAAACCTGCATCAACGTTTTTCCGGCTTTGATCGACGACCCGGACGAAGCCCAACAGACGCAGACGACGCCTTACAACTCGACGCTGCAGGGCAAGAACAAGGGCGTGCTTTACGGCTGCCCGGGCAAACACCTGTTCGCCTCGCTCGCGGCTCCTCCGCGCGGACTCTGGTCCGGAGGCGGCCGGCTGTTCGTCGTGGTCGGCCTGCAACTGATGGAGCTGAGTTCGACGGGCGCGGTCATTTCGAGCAATACCATCGGCGGCGGATCTCCACCGGCGAACGACGACCTGCCTGTCGGCATTTTCGTGAACGGCGATCAAATGATGATCGTTACCGGCGGCTTCGCCTATTGCGTGAACGACGGCGTGCACCCGGTGCTCATCACCACCGACAATTCCACCGGCGACGTGAACTGTTTCGGCTTCGGTGTCGGCTGGGTGGACGGCTCTCAGTTCCTCGACGATGGAAGCTGGGTCGGCCGCACCATCACCATCAACGGCGCGAATTACACGATCTCCGCGACGCCGGCACCGCCGACCACCACGCAACTTTACGTGACGACGGCGCTCGCTGTGGCCTCGCCTCCGACTTACACGTACAGCGTGCTGGGGCTGCCTCTCACGGCGGTTTGCGGCGCCTATCTCGACGAGACGTTCTTCGTCCTGCGTCCACCCGGGCCTGGTCCCGGCGGCACCATCGGACAGAACCTCGGTGCGCAGGTGAACTTCTCTGCCGTGCTCGATGGCACCACCTGGTCCGGGCTCGATTTCTTCACCAAGGAATCGTATGCCGACAATTGCCGATCGATTTTTGTAGACAACGAACAGCTCTACCTGTGGGGCACCGAGACCTTCGAGGTGTGGCAATCGGATCCGAACGCCACCGTCGACGGCAACCCGTTTATCCGGCTGCCTGGCGCGACGGGACGGTTCGGCAACATCTCGACCTGGGGCAGCGATCACATCGACGGTCGCGTCTTTTTTGTGGGTGGCGACGATCGCGGCGGCGCCGTCGCGTACGTGATGAACGGCTTTACTCCGGTTCGCATCTCCGACCACGCCTGCGAAGCCGAATGGAAGCTGGCCGGCCTCGGACCGAACGCGGTCATGTACACCTACATGGAGGAAGGCCACTCATTTGTTGTTATCAATTTCGGGCCGCAAACCTGGGTTTATGAGGCAGAAAGCGGCGCCTGGCATCAACGCTACAAATGGAACGGCGCGGCCTTCGTCTCCTATCTGACGAACCTGCACACCTTCATCCCGGAGTGGGGTTCGAGCGGGATGCACATCACCGCATGCACCACCGGGACGAACAATGTGTACAACTCCTCGTCGAATTTCTTCGACGACGAAGGCACCGACATTTGTTGGGAGCGGCAGCTCCCCTATCTCTATAACAACGGCATGCGTATGTTTTTTGGGCGTCTCACGCTCGAAATGCAGACGGGCGCCGAGGCCTCGGGCACGCCCGTCGTCACTATGAATTATTCAGACGATCGCGGCGCGACCTTCGCCAATCCGCGCACCTGCTCGATCGGCGCCCCTGGTGTCACGAATGCGCGCGTCTACTGGCTCCGCGGCGGGAAGTCTTACGGCCGCGTCTATCAGCTTTCGGGCGTCGGGCAAAGCGCCGTCGCGCTGATCGACCTGCAGTGCGACGTTGAGCTGGGCGTGGTGTGATCGCTCCCACGGTTCCACCCCAAAGCTCGCCTTTCTCGGATCAGGGTCCGGGCCTTTTCAACAAATCCTGGTGGCTGTTTTTGAAGGATGTCGCGTATGGGCTCAGCCTGGCGCTTCGAATATCAACCTCCGGCACTCACGCACAGAGGCTGAACCCGAGGAATCCGCCGGCTTCGAGTTTCCAGCAGGGGGCCTTCTATCTCGAAAGCGATCGTGGGGTCACATATCAGAACCGCATGGTGATGGTGGGCGCCGCGAATCTCCCGACGTGGGTTTACGCCTTTGGCGAAATGGCGGCGCTGCTCGCCGCGATCCCGACCGACCTCGGCGTGAACGACGCGGGCTTTATCTTCGATGTCCTCGACTTTAACCACCGTCTGCAATGGTCCGGTACCGCGTGGGGCTGGGCGCCTGGCGATGAGGGTAGCGGGCGCATGGTGGTCTGTGAAATCGATCCCACCGGCGCAGGCTGGCACCTGTATGACGGCAGCGCGGGAGTGCTCTACCTGAAAGCGACGGGCGCCACCGGTACAATCACGCTGCCTAACCTGGTCGGCGTCACCACGGACGCGGCGTTCATCGTGGCGGGCAGTCCGAACGGCGGCCCGAACGCTGCCACGGCGCCGACAATCGGCGGCTCGACCGCGACCGCGTCCGCGGTTACCGGCCTGACGAATCCGGCGGCTACGGGATCGACGAGTCCGGGCAACACCGGTGCTCCAAGCGCGACCGTCACGGCAGCCAGCGGCAGCGGCATTACCGTGGCGACGTTCGCCCATACGCACATCGAAGCGGCGCACACCCACAGCATCGGGGCACCGGCCGATCCCGGCCACGTCCACACATTGACCGGCATCACGGCCGGCACGGACGGAACCCCGGCCAACCTGGTGCGGCGGCCATGGTTCCGCCAGTGACGTTTAAATTATCGGACGACTACGCGCTGATTCGCTCGATCCTCTGCGAGCCGCGCGCCTGGCGCCGCATGGTGGACGATGACGCGCCACCGGCTTTCGGCGCGATTCATCGCTGCGCGCGTGTCGAGTATGTGATCGCGCGCGATGGCGGCGCGGCGGTTGCGGTCTTTCTAATCGTCGACGGAAACGAAATTCATTTTTGCTTCACGCCGGCGAGCTGGGGAAAGACCGAAGCGATCGCGTGCGGCTTCCTGGCCTGGGTGTGGACCCACCTGCCGGCCACGTGCCTCTACGGCCCGGTGCCGAGTTACAACCGGCTCGCGCTGCGCCTGGCGAAAAAGGTCGGATTCCTCGAAACGGGACGCCGTTCAAACGTGCTCACGAAAGGCGGCCGGGAGTACGACCTGGTGCAGACCGAAATTAGGAAACCATGAAAATCTTTGGCTCGCAATTCACGTCGGGCGTTCTCTCGAATCCCATCTCCGCGATCACCTCCGTGATCGGCGGCGTGATCGGATCGAACGCGGCTACCAGCGGCGCCAACACGATTAATAACGCCGACACGACGGCGGCGGCCAACACCACCGCGACCACGGCGGCGGTCAATCCGAACATCACCGCGGCGGCCTCGACGGCGGGCACGAATGCCATCAACACGGCGGCGACGACGGGCACGGCCGAGACCAACGCTGCTGAGGCCGCTGGCACCGGCGCGACGGGCGCGGCCACGACCGCGGCCTCAGGCGTAAATGCTGCCACCACCAACGCGAACGCGCTGTTGAACCCTTACGCGGCTGCGGGCACCGCGGCCGAGGGCACGCTCGCAGCGGGAACGGCGGCCGGCGGCGAGTTCAATTCGACCCCCACCCTCGCGCAGCTCCAGCTCGCACCGAATTATCAGTTCCAGCTCAATCAGGGCGAGGCCGCTCTGTCGCGATCGGCAGCCGCGCGCGGCGGCGTGCTCTCCGGAGGCGACATCAAAGCCACCACCGATTTCGCGCAAAACACCGCGGCCAGCGCCTATCAGCAGGCTTTCAACAATTACGAAACCTCGACGCAGAACAACTACGCGAACGTGGCGGGCGTCGCGAATGCCGGCCAGACGGCGCTGACCAATCAAGGCACGAATGACATTAACGCCTCGGTCTATGGCGGCAACATCAACGAAAACGCGTCCCAGTATGCCGGCACGGCCGGTTTGAACGCGGCCGAATATTCGGGCACCGCGACCAACGCCGCCTCGCAATATGCGGGCACGACCAACGTCAACGCGGCGAACACGACGGCCGCGAACACGATCAACGCGGCCACCACCGCGAACAACTACAACGTGAGCGGCGCGACCGCGATCGCGCAAGGCAAGATGGGCGCGGCGAATGCGTGGACCGGGGCTCTGAACGGCATCGGCAACGCGGCTGCTTATGGCGGCGTGGGCAGCTCGCTGACGAGCCTGCTCACGAATCCAGCACAGACGCCAGCGGTGACCGCCGGCAATTACGGGTACTCGCCCACTAGCGGACAGCCGATTTACGGGCCGATGGCGCCTCCCCAGGCCACGACGGCCGCGAACTATTACAACGGTTAAAAACAATGCCTCCTGATACTTCATTCCTCGCTGCCGGCGTCCATCCGACGATCGCCGCGGCCGATCCGCGCGACGTCGCGTTGTTCCAGCAACAGCGCCAGGCCGGCGCGCAGGCGCTTCAGAGCGGCGCGCTCGATCTCCAGCAGAAGCAGACCGACCTGAACGATCAGCAGATTTTCAGCGGGGCGATGCGCGACGCGGCCGGGGATCCGCGCCAGGCGTTCATGCTCGCCGCGCAGCGTGGCGCGTCGGGAAAAAGCCTCATCAATATGCAGCAGATGATGCTCAAGAACCAGGAGACCCAGTCGACCATCGGCAAGAATAATGCCGATGCCGCGAGCGCGACGGCTGCCGCGAAAGAAAAGAGCAACACGATGGTGGTCGGCACAACGGGCGCCCTCCGCGCGCTCCCGCCTTCGGAACGGCCAGCAGCCTATCCGGCTGCGATGCAAAAAATAGCTCAGGATCTGGGCGTAGATCCGAGCACGCTTCCCCAGACCTACGAAGCCTTCGGTGGCGACGCCGCGCTCAATCAGTTTCACGATCAGCACATGACCCAGTTGGAGCAGCTCGCAGCGCAGAAGGCGGCTTCAGAGAAAGCGGCGGCCGATTTCAAACTGCAGGCCGACACTGCCGAGGAAGCGCGCAAATCCGCGCTCGCGAAACCCACCCTCGATAAGGCCACCAACGAAGCGGTGACCACGAAACCGAACGCTGCGGGACTCACCGCGGACCAGCAGAGCAATTCCGACGCGGCTGCCGCGACGCTCGCTCAGACCAAGCTGCGGGACACGGCCACCGCAAAGAATGCGGAGGCGGCGCGCAGAATCGAAGCCGGCAAGCTGGCCATCGATCAAAAGAAGTTCGACGTGACGTTCGGGGCAGGCCTCGACGCCAACGGCAAGCCGCTCTCTCCCGAGGACCGCAAAGCGGCAGCACTGCTCGATCCGACGTCGGTCGCGCAGGCCAACTATCAAATTCCGGTTCCTCCACCGCCGCGAAACGGCGCGCCCAACCCGCAGATGGCCAAAGTCCTGGCCATCAATCCAAGCTATGACATAAAGCAGTTCGCCAATCGGAACAAGGTCGCGCAAGACTTCGGCGCCGCGGGCGCCTCTGGAAAGCAGATCACCAGCTCGGACACTGCGCTCGCGCATCTGGATGCTGTGAGTCGCGCGGGCGCTGCGCTCAAGAATACCGACCCCAGATTCATCAACGCGATCGCGAATGAGTTCGGCGTCCAGGTCGGATCCACCCCGAAGAATACGTATGACGCGATTATCGACATGGTCGCTCCTGAAATTTCCAAGGCCGTGATCGGCGAGGCGGGCGGGGAAACCGAACGTCAGAACTTCCAAAAGCCGTTCTCGTCGGATGCTTCGGACGCCCAGCGCGAGCAAGCGATTGGTGCGACGGCAGGCTTGCTCGGCGCGCGCTATCACAAGATGGCGCAGGCCTACGAATCAGACATGGGCAAGCCGCTCGACAGGAAACTTAGTCCGGAATCGCAGGCGGTGCTCGACAGGTATTCCGGGGGCGGGGCGCTCCCGCAAGGCGGCGGCAAGGTGATTGATAAGGCCACGGTCCAACAGTTTTATCAGGCCGCCGGGAATGATCCTGCGAAGGCGCGCAAGATGGCGACTGACGCAGGATGGAAGTTGCAATAATGGCCGACCTGTTTGACACGGTGCACGCGGAAGCTCAGGCTAAACCGGCCGGCGATCTCTTTGACCATGTCAACGCCGAGGCGCATAAATCCTCGTGGCTAGACGACGTCGGCGACACACTGAAACAATACTTCAACAAGATCAATCCCGCCACGCTCGCGCAGGGCGCGGCGGGAATCGTTGAGCATCCAGGCGACGCCTACACCGCGTACCAAGCGCAGCACGAAAAGATTCTCGACAAGGCGGCCGAGGCCTTTCACAATGGCGATTATTCGGAAATGGTCCGCCACACGCTGAGCTATTACCTTGAGGGAATTCCTGGCGTGGGAGCGCTTCTCGATAACGCCGGGACCAAGGCCGGAAATGGAGACTACAAAGGCGCGATCGCGGACACGGGAGCGCTGGCAACGCAGATTGCCGCGATGAAATTTGGCCCTGCCGCGCTCGATGCGGCCACCGAGCCAGGCGCGATTCCCAGGGCGGCCGCGAAGGTCGTTCCCGACGTGGTCAAAAACGCCCTGGCAGCTGGAGGCAAGGACGTTGTAGTCGGCACTGTAAAAGCGGGCACTGGCGCAGGGGCAGTGATGCTCAGTCATCACCTCGGACCTGCCGGTGAACTCACCGGAGCTCTCACGGGCCAGCCGCTTATGAAGGCGGGCGCCAAGCAAGTAGGACAGGGTCTGAAGGCTGGCTATCAAGCGGCCAAGGAAACGTTCTTTCCTCCCATCGAGCCGCCTGCTCCCGTCGAGGTTCCGCTCCGCGATAGCAGCGCGACGGCGCAGCAACCGGGCGTTGTTCCTGTGACGGCGCCGGCGCCGGTCCAACCCTACGCCGTCCCGGTGTCCGCACCACAGCCACCGGTCCAAGGACCAATGCCGCAGGCCGCGCCCGTTGCTCAATCTCCCGTGTTCCCCACGGCCAGCACCGCGACGATTCCGGCGAGTCAGTACGCCGCAGCACCAGCTCCGCAACCGGTGCCCGTTGCAGCACCCGCGCCCGTGGTGGCGCCCGTCGAGACTCCCGCGCCCGTTACTCCTCCTGTCACTGCCGCAGCGCCAGGCGCACCGGAAGGCGCGAACGCGATCGTCTCGCCGGCGGAAATGGAGTGGATCAAAAAACGGTCGGCCGACACGGCCGCGAAAGATGACGTGATCGCGACGTGGCTCCAGAAGAATGGGAAGACGAGCGCGGACGTTCAGCCAGGCCAGCCCTTCGCGGACATGGTCAAACAGGTGAACAAGGACACGGGCAAGCG